GAGGGCGCTGGGCATCACGCAGTCGGCTATCTCCAAGATGCTGTCGAAGAAGGGCGACCTGTCTACGGCGGGCCTGGGGCCTAAAGGCGTGCCAGGCAATCAGAACCGCTGCGTGCCGTTGAAGATAGGGCCGATGACCTTCGCCAGCCGTGTCGAAGCAGCCCGCGTGCTGGGCGTCAGCCGATCGCAGATCACCAAATGGATCTCTCCAGATGCGTCGGCCGTGCAGCGCGAGATGCTGCTGGCCGCCGTCATGCGGGCTTCTGTCGGCGTGCCTGCTGCGCGGAGATGAGCAGATCCGTCGCCAGCTTCGTCGCCTGGTCTGGGGTGAACTCGATGGCGAACATCTCGTCCTGCCGGAAGAACACCTTCAGCACGCATCCGTCGTAAACGTGCCAGGTCGGTTTGATGTACTCTCGATCGCCAGATGGCATGGGTGCCTCGGAAAAAGAACCCCTGCCGAAGCAGGGGCTAGTTCGCACAGGGAGGAGAACCGTCAGCGCCTGGCCGACGATTTATCCTTGCTCATCTTCTCGACCTTGGCAAGTGTCCCGTAGACATATGCATCACGGCGCTCGCCCTTGAGGCCCATCTCTTTCGCCCGAGACATCAGGCTCTTCTCCAGTTTCTTCGGCATCTCAATCCTCGTTACGCTTGCTGATCGCCGCCGCCTTGCGCTTTGCATCCGCCTTCGACGAGGCACCCCACGCCATCAGGGATTTCAGCAGCCGCGTCGGTCGGCCTTTCTCATCACGCTCTGGACCGGGCATCCCGCCCATGCGAGCGAGGAAGGATGCGCGGCGCGGGTTGTCGCCGGATTTGACAGGGGCCTTGAGATCGGAGCCGGGGTTCTCGCGCTCGTAGCTGCGACGGCCAGCTTCATTCAGCCCACCGCTCTCGGCCTTGCCTTCCTTGCGCTGCCACGCCGGGGACTTCATTTCTTCTTGCCGCCCTTCTTAGAGCCGCTCTTCGATCCATAGTGTCCGGGCATCACTTCTTCTCCTCTTTGAAGCCGCCAACCTTGCGGCGCATCATGCTGTAGGTCTTCGGGTCGATGGTGCTTTCCTTCTTCGAGCGCGAGGTTCCCTCGGCCTTCCGCTTGTTGATGTTAGCATACAGTCCAGGTTTCACATCAAGCTCCATGTCTTTGTGTTGACACCATTTATCTGCTACCTATAGCACATGACGACGACCGAGGATACCGGGAGAGCGGGGGAGTATCTCGTGGCTTACCGCCTCGAGGTTGCTGGCATCCGCACGGTCCACGTCATTTTGGCGGGCCATGATCTTTGGTGCCACACACCATCCGGCAGGCTCATATCCGTCCAAGTAAAAGCCAGTGCAACGCCATCGGTGCAGGACGACCGCACCTACTACATCTTCTACAACAGGAACTCGGTCTGGCAGGCAAACGTCTTCGCCTTCGCCGACATCGACACCGGCCTCGTCATCTTCGAGCCAACTATGTCGAAGCGGCGAAAGATCCAAGTTGATGCCTTTACCCCAGAGCTGATGCGATCTTCGATAGCACGCTTTTTTTACTGACCATCGACAGGGCCACCTCAAGCGTCTCATCGTTGCGACGCAGCCAGCCTTTGCCGAATGTCCCGAACGTCGGCAGGTTGCGATAGAAATTCTCGCGCATAAGGGCCAGCTTCTTGATGACCGTTGCCGGGTCTGCCTTCTTCACAGCCGCGACCGAGGCCGCACCGATGCCTCCATCAGGCTCGACCCCGACGATCTTCTGCAAGGCTTTCGCGGCCCGCCCGGTGCCGCTATTCACAGCCCAGTCGAACACAGCCCAGTCAACGCCGCTCGGCAGCTCGTCGCCCTTCACCCTGTCCCAGTACAACTTCTTGTACAGCGGCGACACGTCGGCGACGGTCAGCTTCTTCATCGCGTCCTTGCCAGCGGGCTTGCCGATCCACTGCTCCCACACCTTGCGGGTGACGCCCAAGTTCGTCTCGCCGCCGGGGTCTTTCGGGTGGTTAACGTAGCCGCCCTCATGCTTGAGCAGCATCTCAAGGCAGTCCGCAAAGTTGTCCTTCATCACCGTCTCCTGAACAGGTTCACAAATCCGCGTGCCATCTCCTGCGGGGAGGGCAGCACCCAGCCAACTACCAGCGCGATCCATACCCATATGGGTATATCCTGCACATTGTTGATCGTCACCGACTCGACCTGCGCGGCCTCGACCTGCTTGCTCTCGGTGATGATGTCGCGGCCCGCTTCGACACGCTCCTGATTGGCGACGACCTGCTGCGTGTTCTCTTTGCCCGCCTGCACATTCGCTGCCACATTGGGGCCACCGCCGCCTAACATGCCAAGTGGCAGAGCGCCGCAGCCCGTGACCGAGAGGAATATAGCCAGCAGGCTATACCTCATCGCTCCGTTCCCGTGTCCTGACATATGCGCTGGCCCCCATGAAAGCCGCCACTACGCCCATCTGCGCGGTGTAGAACATCGTCATTAGCCCGTTCAGCGCCTCGATGCGTTCGGTCGAGAGGATCGGCAGGACGAGGGCCAGCGTCAGCACGACCATCGAACCCATAGCCACCCACGCCATATGCCGCTGCTGGTCTTGCTGCTTGTCCCAGTTCTCGATCCGCAGAAGCCGCTCGTGCTTCCCGATCTCGCCGTTGGTCACCACCCCGTCGCCGTCGAGGTCGGCCACATCGAGGATGCTGCCTTCCTGTAGTTTCTTCATGTCAGCAGCCCATCCTTCACGAGGACGCCCTGAAAGCTGGTGCTGACAGCGTTCTGCTGTTGCTTTGAGCAGATGGCCCGCGTCTCAAGGTCAGTTTTTTCTAACAATGCAATTGCACTGTCGAAGACAAAGTCGATGAACTTGTTGTTGAGCGTGACCTTCGCGGCGGTCGAAAAAAGCAATCCCTGCAACCGATACATCAATCTGCCCGTGATGTAAGCAGCGGAGTCCGATCCGTGCGAGATGCTGCCCCGCGTGACATAGAGCGTGTGACCGGCAGGCACCGTGTATACGCCCATTTCGGTCCGATTGTTGCCATTGATGACGCGAGCATAGACGTTAGCCGGGATGCCGCCCGTGACCGTGCCCGTGCCAATGTAGATGCTATCAGCCACCGTGCCCGTCAAAGCGTAGGCCGCGTTGATGCGGAGGTATTGCTTCGTCGTGCTGACCGCGTTCTGGCCGTCCATCGTCACCAGTTCCGTCTGCTCCACATAGTTAGCGTCGAGGCCCACAACAGAAACTACCGCGTTTGTGTTTTGAGAACTGCTTGACAGCGTCATCGTGACCGCCGAGGCCGGGTAGGCATACACGCCGCCGTGATCCCAAACGGTTTCTTCCACGTTCTGCACATCCGGGTTAAATCCGAACACGAACACAGGCCGGGCGTTGGCAATCAGGCCAGCACCCATGCGGATGCCGAACGGCACTTTGGACGACCGCTGCCATGTGTGGATAGCTTCGATGTCGCTCATGCGTTGTTCTCCAGATAGAGCCAGATCACCATCGCCGCGAAGGCTGTCACGCTCAGAACCATCAGGCTGATGATGACCCACGACACGATGGCATCCTTGATCTCGACGCGACGGTGATCGTGCTCTGCCCTCTGCATCCTGACCCTCGCCTCGATCCGCAGGAGTTCATCCCACGCCGACTGCCCGTAGCTGTATTGTATATACGTCCGCAGCTCGTTGCGCTGGGCTTCGGCCTGCTTCTTCGCGGCGAAGATGGCGATGGCGTCCTGCTGCACCGAGCTTGAGAAAGCCTTGTACCACGGCGGGTCTTCGTTCCGACGTTCAAGGAAATCGAGATCCGACAGGGCACCTGCCCACTCGGCAAGCTGCCCGCCCATGTCCTGTATCTCACGCCCGATCTCGATGCCGCGCTTGATGGCGTTGTAAGCCGTCGAGGCCGCAGCAATGACTGTGAGTGGGTCCATGCCTCAGCCCTCCGTGCCAAGGCACAGTACCACATTACCAGCGAGACGGATACAACCCGGTGACGCAGATCAGATGACGCATCCCGTTACCGTCCGACTGCCGTGTGTCGGGTAGGTTGAAGCTGTGGACGCCATCGCCGCCGTAGAGCGTGCCGAGGATCGAGAACAGCGCAGGGTTCTGCGAGATGTCCATCGTCTGCCCGTCGCATTTCATCCAGTACTGCGGTGCAAACTGCCCAGCGAACTGGATCACCTGACCGATGTAGCCTTCCATGCCTCACTCCATTTTGCTCAATATGCCGAGCAGCAGCACGATGATCGTGCCCGCCGTCCCGATCAGGATCGACTCGATGCGCTTGATGCGGACGAACACTTCTTTGAACTGCACCGTGACCTCCGCTCTGAGAGCCGCCGAATCCTTCTCCAACTGATCTACCTTCGGCTCGATGCGGTCGAGGCGCTGGTGTGCTGCTGATACTGTGTTCATCCGTCTCACTCCGGCTTGGCGGGCCATTGCACGTTGTGGGGGAAGCCCGCTTGGGCGGTGATGTCGCGCAGGCTCTGGCGGTAGATCTCCCATGCAGCCGGGATGTTCGTGCCCTTCTCGGTGTGCATGATGACGATCCAGTCGCACTCGGCCAAGAGCCGGTCGCGCTGCTGCCGCACACTCTTCGCCGCCGTCTCATCGAGGACAGCCTGATACGCAGCCTCTTGCTCGGCCTTCGTATGCGTGACGCCGTTCACATCCATGTAGTCCGAGAACATGTCCCGCACGGCCCACCGCTCGACCCAGTTGCCGAGAGCATCCTGCTCTACGCCATCGCGCACGGCGGTCTGATACTGGCCTGCGTCCGGCTTGGGCGTTGGGAACACCGGGTCCAGCATGAGGCTGTCCAGCGTGGCCTGCGTCCAGACGCGTGGAAACGACGTGTTGGCATGGTGCCGACGCCACTCGCCCTGCGATTTCACTTCGCCTGATGTTCTGTGCCGATAATCGCCCATAGTTGATCCTCCTATGCGATGGCGAGATAGATGTAGCTTGCAGACGACACGTTCACGTTGGTCGCCGACACCTGATTGACGATGAAGCCGCTGCTGTCGGGGTCGATGGTGTCGTCCGATGTCACCTCTGCGGCGGTCGTGTTCAGCGACAGATGCGGATCGTTGCCCGAGACAATGCCGCGAGCCGTGTCCCACACATACCAATCGCCCGTGCTGTCCGTCCGCTTGATGAGGACAAAACGCGCACCGCCCGTGAAGCTGCAATTGATGGTCTGCGACGAGCCGTTGCCCGTGTAGCTGCCGACCTTGCTGATGCCGGAGAGTGTGGCGAAGAGGTAGGCGATGTAGGTCCAGCCAGTAGCGTTTGTTTCGTTGTCAGTGCCTACTGTAAATATGGTATCTGTTGGTGGAACGTATGACGATCCGTCACCCCATATGGCAGAAGAGGGGGGGCCCAAAGAACTTGCTTGGTTTAGTCGCCCCTGAAGCCCGCCATTAAGTGTGCATAG